CCGCCGGCGCTGCGGCCGTACCGCCCGGGCCGATCGGCGTGGTCACGACCCGCGACGTGACGGCCAGCATGACCGTGCGGCAGTGGGGATGGAACGGCGGGGTGCAGCAACCCATCGCCGCGACGCGGCCGTCGGAGGCGATCGAGCGGAACGACCCGATCCGATCCTTCTGCCCGACGGCGGACCGCAGGATGTCTGCGATCTCGGTACGCTGGCCGTTGCTCTCGGCGAAGAGGACGCGAGACCCGTCCGGCCTGCGGCCGCGCCGCACGAATGGTTGGAGGTCCACGATCGCGCCCGGCGGCGACGCCATCACCTCCTCGAACCGCCTGAGCGCCTGCCTCACCTCGAACGTGCGCCCGTGCATGAACCGGCAGACGTCCGATGTGACCTCGTCGAGGACGCTCGACAGCTTGAAGAGGGAGACCTCCGCCTCCTCGAACGACCGCAGCGTCGCGTACGTTCGCGACCGCGCCATCGCCACGCTCGCGACCATCTCGAAGTACGACTGAGACCGCTCGCCGACGCTGCCGCGGAGCGCCTTGGCCATCTCCTCGCCGGTCGTCTGCTTGTCCCAGCCCTCGCGCAGGCCTTTGGCCACGATGCGACGCGCCGTCGTGTCGACCGCCCCGCTGAGGATGCGACCGCCGGTGGAGCGCACGAAGAAGCCGCTCGAGCTACGCGCGAATCGGGCCGCGACCTCGTCCTCTGCCGAGAAGATGTCTCGGACGGAGAGGCCGTTCGCTGCCGAGGTGGCCCGGCGCGAGCGCGTGATGAGGTTCCGTGCCGAGCCCTCGATGGGCGCCGTCGCGGCTGCGGCGAGCCCGTTGATGCGCTCGAGCACCGCGCCGGCGGCGCGTCGGAACGCCTCCTCTCGCTGCTGCTCGCTCAGCCGGCCCCAGTCGCGGTCGAGCCGGTCCGTTGCGGTCTTGATGATCGCGTCGGTGTGCTCGCCGGAATCGCGCCGCATCGCCGTCACAAGAGCGCGCACCACGTCGTCGAACCCCTCGCGGGTCAGGGGGTCCAGGTCCGCCTTCGCGACCTCGAGGCCGATGAAGGCCAGGACGTCGCGCGCGACGCGCTCGCCCGCGGCCGCCGCCAGCCAGCTCACGACGCCTCCAGCCGCCCAGCCGAGATCGCGAGCCGCTTCGAGCAGCGCAAGCACGTCGGCGAAGAGCGGAAGCCGACGAGCCGCTTCGGGTACGCGGCGCCCGCGATCGCCTGCTCCTCCTCGAACCCCACATCATCGTCGAGGTAGGTGGCCTTCCAGCCGCAAACGCAGGCGATGTAGTAGCCGACGAGCGGACCGCGCGACGTCACCCGCTTCACGTTCCCCGGCTTCATGTCGCGGTGGCAGACGTTGGCGGCCACGACGACGAGCGGCGCCGACGTCATTGCCAGCTCGGCGCCGGCGACGGGTCGAGATCGACCTCCTCGTTCGCGTCGTCGAGGCGCGCGGCGTCCGTCGACGCCGCGAAGCCGTCGAGCGACTCCTGCTCCAGACCAGCGCGGGTTGCGACCAGGTCCTTGAGCTGGTCCTGCACGCTCGGAGCCTGCGCCTTCGGCTGTCGGCCCCACTCCTCGTCCGGGTACTCCTTGCCCGTGGCCTCGGAGTAGAGCTTGCGCCCTTCGTTGGGCGTGAGGAGCCCCTCCTTCACGCCTTCGCGCGCCATCTCGGCGATCACCTCCGGGTCGAGCTTGGTCGCCTGCCCCGAGACGAATTTCCAATACCGGATGCCCTTCAGCACGATCACGCGCCGATTGAAGACGTCATCGAAGGCCGTGCGCGCGGGGCCGAAGACCTGCTCGTTCGTGACGTCGGCCGCGGTCTCGGAGGTGGCTCGGTTGTAGTCGTCGGAGTCGCCGCGGAAGATCGCGGGCACGCGGAACTGCGACCCGACCTTGCGCTCCGCGTTCTTCTCGTACTCCTGGAACTGCCCGTCCTTGTGCAGGGCGCCCGCGAGAGCGTCGAACTGCACCTTCGGCGGCGGCACGGCTTGCCCCATGGCCCCGTCGACCTGCGCGGGGATCTCGAGCACGAGGACCTTGTGGAAGTTCTCCTTCCCCTTCGCGGCCTCGTTGAAGAAGTCCCGGATCTTGTCCACGCCGCCCGCGCCGAAGTCGCCCGCGCTCACGCTCAGGATGCCGTTCGGGATGCCCTTCTCGTCGAAGTAGGAGGCGTTGACGGCCTCGCTGGAGCCGGCGCCGCGCACCGAGGGCAGCGCGCCGATCCACCGAGGGACGCCGTAGGGCGTCGTCCAGGGCGTGTAGATGAGGAAGTGCAGCACCTCGGTCGCGGGGATCGCGCCTCGCTCCTTGGCCTTCAGCTCGTCCTCGCTCGGGTAGAACTTGCCCGACGACGCAGACATCACCCGCGGGTCGCCGAGCTCTTTGAAGTAGACCGTCTCGATGCCGTGCACGATCTGCACGAACCGCCGAAAGCGGCGGCGCGTCGGCACCCGAGCGATGGTGCACGGCGTGACCCAGTAGGGGACCTCCACGTCGATGAGCTCGCGGTCGAGCGGGAGGATGCGCATCTCGACCGAGCGAATGTGCTCGAGGACGATCTGGTCGGTCTCCACGTTTCGGACGACCTCCCAGTACGCGTTGCCCGTCGCCTCGAGGTCCTGGCGCGTTCGACCACGAAGCTCGGAGAAGCCGAGCTCAGGGGCGCAGTTCGAGAGGAAGGCCTCGACCTCTGCGCGCTCGAGCTCGGCGGCCTGCTTCATCTCGACGAGCCGCGCGTTCACCTCGACGTCGTCGGGCACAACCGTTCGGCCCTCGGCCTTCGCCTCCTGCACGATGACCATTCGCACCGCGCGTTGCACATCCTCGGGCGGGCCCTCGAGCTTCACCGTCGGCTCGAGCCTGTAGCCCGCGCGGTCGATGTTCACCTCGTAGGCGTCGACGTTCGGCCGGAGGATGCTTGATCCGAGGTAGACGTGGGTCAGCTGCCGCTGGTCGTACGGGGGATCGATGGCCCCGGCCGACCGGAACGCGCGCTCGATCTCGTCGGGCCGCTTGTTCGAAGTCGGCTGACGGATCGTCACGATCGTCGCCTTGCTGACGCGCTTCTCGGTCACGGGTCATCGTTTTCCGCCCCCCTCTGGTCGACCAGCCGGCGCGCCGGCTAGCCTCAGCGGGTGTCAGAACGTCGCCGCCCACGCACGATCGCCGAGGCGCTCTCGCCGCTTATCGTGGAAGCGTGGCTGCGCGAGGCCGGCCCCGAGCTCGCCCGCCTCGGCGTCACCCGCGCCATGGCAGGGCTCCTGGTCGAGGCGCGAGCACCGCGCGAGATGCTTCACGTCGTCGAGCTCGGCGACGGGGTGCTGCTAAAACGGCTGCCCGTTGGCCCCGTTGATGAGCACCACGTTGCCGAGCCGCGGAAACTGGTGGGCCCCGAGCGCGACGTTGTCACGGACGCCGTTCAGGAGGAGCCCGCCGGGCCCCGGGTCCACCTTGCCGATGCCCACGGTGTCGCGGATCGCGTTGAAGAGATCGCTCCACGCGAACTGCCCCCCGCTGTTCTGGAGGTAGTAGCCGAAGTTGATTCGCGGGTTCCGGACGAGCTCGTTGGGACTGGTCTCGCTGGGTACGCGGAGAGCGAAGAGGGCCTGGAGTGAGGCCATGACGCGCGCCCGCGCGGTCTCCGGCGTGGTCGACGGAGCGAGGTAGACGATCGAGCTCACGTCCACATCGAAGAACGGCGCCGCGAGCGCGGTCACCTGGTACGTGTTCAGCTTGAGGAATGGCCCGCCGGGCGACCATTGCGCCGTGACGGCCGCGAGCAGAGTCGGCGAGGGCTCGCTGAGGTCGTCCGTCACGACGTAGACGTGGCCTTGGTTGGGCCCGACGACGTCGGGCAAGTGGAGCGCGCGCGCGACCTGCGGCACGAGCTCCGCGGCGATCTCGTAGTCCTCGCGGCTCACGAGGACGCGCCGCACCCGATTCGCGCGCGGCCCGTTCTGCTTGATCTGCGCGTTGGTCTCGCGGTCGTCGCCCCCAGACGACTTGCTCGGGTTCGTGACCGAGAGCTGGGCCGGGGTCCCGAGCGAGTCGGTGAAGCTGCCTTCGAGCCTCGTGAGGCGGTTCTGTTCGACGCGCCCGGCGACGCCGCCGCCGGTCCGGTAGGTGAAGGAGATCGTCCCCGTCGGGATCTTCCCCAGCACGCCGTCGCCGAACCTGACGACCACGCGCTCACGGTCGTCGACGGTAGTGCGAAAGTGGCGGCTCGTGGACGTCGCGTCGAGGAGGTCGTCCTCCTCGGTGTAGCTCCCGTCGCCGGCGACGACGACGAGCGTCCCGTCGATGTAGGGGGTGTGCCGCAGCCTGAAGACCTGATCGGGCTGTCCCGTGCTGACGAACTGCTCGTCGCGGGTCTGGCTGTTCTCGACGGTCGCGGTCGCCGTCGTTTGGCCCGCCGGGATCACCAGCGCCGCCGTGAGCTGGTAGGCGATCTGGCGCGTGACCTCGGCCGTGAGCACGCGTGTACCGGCCGGGATCGTGAGGTCCCCTGGGAGCGCGGCGGCGAGGGTGAAGACCTCCTCAGCCGTGGCGGCCGACGCCGTCCTCGGCCGGTATCCGATGAGCTTGGCGAACGCGAGGATGTTCTTGCGGAGGCGCGCCGTCGTCCACCGCGACTCCCTCGCTTGGTTGTCCTGGTAGAAGCTCAGGAAGTCCGCGTTAAATGCGGCGAGCCTGACGAGGATGTTGCCGAAGTCCGCGCGCTGCCGATCCTCCCACTCGGGAAAGAGCGAGTCGATGAGGCGCATGATGCGGGCCTCGGCAGAGAGCTGGTCGAGCCCCTCGGTGTAGTCGAGGTTGGTGGGGAGCATGCTCGTCATGGGTCACCTCACGGGGATCGTGATCTCGTCCTCCGGCCCGACCGCGTTTCCCTTCTTGTCGATCGGCACGAACTTCACGAGCACGTCGAGGCCGTTGCCCTGCGCGCGCTCGGTCACGTCGACCAACGTGACCCGGGCATCCGGCTCGAATCGGCGGAGCGGGTCCTCGACGTAGTACCTCGCGAGCTCGATGGTGGTCTCATCGAGGTTCCGGTGGCGGATGAGGTGGAGCCGCGAGCCGAAGCTCGAGTCGTACGCGAGCTCGCCCTCCTCGGTGCCGAGGATCTGCCCGATTCGGGAGCGGAGCCGCGGGGTGCCGCGCCCGCGCGCGTAGTCGTTCTTCAGGTCACGTCGAAACGGGCGCACGATGGCGCCGCCGCCAAGGTGCGCGCGCTCGAGCGCCTGCGCCGACGTCGCGGGTCCCGTCGGGAGCCCCGCGCTTGGGAGGTTGGGCTGCTCGAGCTGGTAGCTGACCTCGACCGTCATAGGTAGTTGCCTCTCGCGTCGATCACATCGACGAGGAAGGTGGGCCTCGTCGGCCAGCCCCCGCTCCGTCGCAGCGTGAACCGCCACCCACCGGAGACCGCCACGCGCGAGGATCCGGCGGCGTAGCGGCCACGGAAGGCCGTACCCTGGAACGCGGTCTCGACGTCGTTCGTGGGGAACGCGACCGAGATGAAGATGCCAGCGAAAGCTCCGCTCGCATCCGTCACGGTGAAGCTGATCGGCGTGTCGACATCGATCTCCGCGTTTGGCGCCGGGCTCCAATCGACGACCGTGGGCGGCGTGACGTCACCCGTGTTGGTCGGGTTGGTGACCGTGTAGACCGCCGTCGTGGTCACGCTGTTCCCGTCCGCATCGATCGCATGGACGCGGACCGTCAGTCCGGCTGCGGGCCAGCCACCGGACCGCTCGACCGAGAAGTGGAAGCCGTTCGCGATCGGCGTTCGTGAGGACCCCGCCACATACGGCCCGCGGAACGCGCCGTCCCAAACGATGTCGGCCGACCCGTCCGAATGCACGGCGGTGACGTACTGCGCCAGGTTGTCGCCCAAGTTGTCGACGACTTCGAACTCGACAGGCGTCGCCGCGAAGATGCCAGCCCCGCTCACCGGATCGAAGTTGATGACGTCCGGCGGAGTCGCGTCTGGCGGGGCCTGGGCTGGAATCAGCTGAAACCGAACGCACCCGTCCGGCGCGCGCGCCTGGTGCGCTGGCGGGATGAACTGGGGCGCAGTGCGGTCGATGGCCATCGGCTAGAGCGCGGGGGTGACCGACGCAGGCCACGGGTGCCACACGGCCCCGAGAATCACGCTTTGGTACGGCGGTCCGGTCGGTGGCTCCACCTGGTTGGGGGCATTGTCAGGCGCCCACATGAGGTCGCGAATCCGCCCGCGCTGAGACTTCTGCGCAGCGGTGACGACCTGGAGGTACATCGGGAAGTCGCCATATAGATTGTCGGTACCATCAGTGCCGCTGATGTCGGCGAACGCATGGGTGGCGCCGATGTGCGGCGCGATGATGCTCGCATCGACCGTGACAGTATTGTCCTTGTTACGACCACGCCACGGCCACCCCGACGACGTCGACCACGCCGGTCTGCTGCAAACGCCTGGGCTGCCGTCCAGGAACTGCCAGAGACTCCAACCGTTGTGCGCATCCGTAGACTTGGTGTTGGTGAGCGCGATGAAGGAGAACGCGAAGTTCATGAAGCCGGAGCCCGACTGACGACTGAACCGAATGTGGAAGTCGCCGCTGGTCGAGAGCAAGCCGTTCATTCGCACGCCCTGCAGCGAGGTGATGATGAACTGACTCGGCGTCGTCCCGCCCGGAGGTGCCGCCCACTCCGTCGTGCTCGTGGGACGTGCGGTCGTGCTACCACCCGTGAACGCCGTCTTCGAGAAGAAGACCGACGTCTGGTATTCGACCGTGGCCGAGTAGTCGATGCACATGTACCAAGGTCCGCCGCCGAGCCCCGCCGGCGACTGCAGCACGATCCAGGAGTGCGCGTTTCCTGGCGTGGCGCGGACGATCTTGGTCGAGTCGAACGAAGCCGTCCAACGGTCGACTCCGTCCATCCCGGCGGTTGCCGCGTCACTCGACCCCGCGCAGGTCCAAAGACCTTGCGTGGCGCCGCCCTGCTCCCCCTTCAAGAAGGCCTTGATCCACCACATGATGCTCCTCGACTGAAGAGCGTGGGTCGACTCATTGGCCGGACTTCGGTTCGGGTCGATCTGCCATGTCTGCTCGAAGGTCGTCATGAGGTCCTCACACAGGCAGGGTGGCCTTGGCCGCTTCCAAGACCTGGATGCTCGCGTCGAGCCCCGCGAGCGCGGCGTCGTCGACGTTCTCGAGGTTGTCGAGGCTCGGCACGGGCGGGAGCTGCGCGAGCTCGAGCAGGAAGTTCATCACGCCGATGAGCCGGTTGAGGGGCGCGAGCGACGCGTTCTTGTTGATGAGCTGCGCCTCCATGTTGCCGGTCGCGCAGTCGACGACGAGCTGGAGCTCGACGTTGCCTGTCTCGGCCGCGCGCGTGCCCGCGGCGAGGATCTTCAGGTTCTGGAGGATCATCGCGGCGAGCTCGGCGCGGATCGCGAGCAGGCCCACGATGATGGCCTCGAGGATGTCCGCGATGAGCGCGGGGATCGAGAGCTGCGGGATGAGCGCGAGGAGCGCCATCAGCTTTTTGATGAGGTCGGGGATGCAGCTCAGGATGGGCTCGGGCGAGAGCTGCAGGACGCAGTCGGGGATCGCCTGGATGCAGTCCACGATCGCCTTGATGCAGTCGAGGACGTTGAAGAACGGCCCGAGGGGCGAGAGCGCCGAGTTCACCTGCGCCAGCAGGCTCCGGATGATCTCGCCGTTGTCCCCGATCTCGAACCCGTATTGCGCGCACACCTGCATCCCGCCCGGGAACCGGATGCAGATCTCCCCCGGGCCCGTGGAGAGCTCGATACAGAACGCGGAGAGGTCGGGGAGGCCGGCGGCAGCCATGGCTCAGATCGGCTTGGGCGTGACGTCGACGAGCCTGTTCTGGATCTGGGTTTGCAGCGCGTCGGCGCGAAAGAGGCCGTCCGACTCGAGCAGGATGGCCGAGGTCATCTTGATGCGGAGCCCCCCCTTCTCGAAGTCCCAGACGATGGCGTCGCCGAGCTCGTTGTCCTCGAGGACGAGCTTGCGCTGCCCTTCCCGCTCGTCGACGTAGAGCGAGAGCCGTCCCTTCATGAGCTGGAGCGAGGGCACGAGGTGCGCCTCCTCGGGCGGCGCGTCGCGGGCGGGCACCGGCATCTCGCTCCCGCCCGGCGCCTCCGAGAAGCTGGCGGGCGCGTAGAGCGGGCGCTCCGGGTCGCCGTTCAGGAACATCACGAGGACGTCCGCGCCGATGTCCGGCACCACCCAGCCGCCACGCTGGGGTCCGCCCCCACCGATCGTGCCGAAGGGCTTCGCCCAGGGGCTCTTCACCATGATCCCGGTCACGGAGAGGCGGCAGCGCCACTTGCCGGTCGGGTCCACGTTCTCGATCACCGTGCCCTCGTAGACGCCGAAGAAGCGAGCCGTGCCGTCGTTGAACCCGTTCACGAGCTACCTCCTCCGGCCTGGTACGTCGTGGTGACGTTGCCGAATGCGTCCACGTGGTCGATGGGGCCCAGCTGCTGCGCCGCCGACCCTTCGTTGCCCGGCCCCGGCGGGTTCGGCCCCTCCTGCGCATTCTTCGAGGCGGCCGTGGGCACGCCCTGCCCATTGAGCCCGTCGCGGCTCACCTTCGCCGTCATCGAGTAGTAGTTGTCGCCGAGCAGGTGGGTGACGTTCTTGGCGTACCAGTTGCCCGAGAGCTTGGTGCCGAACGCCCGGAGCTCGACCACCGATTTGGCGAAGAGCAACGCGTCGCCGCGGAGCCCGAGCGTGAGGGTGATCCCGCGCAGCTGCTGCTTCTGGTAGGCGCCGTTGGCGACCCGCTGCGCGGCGGCCGCGCTCGTCTCCGTCGTCGGGGCGACCAGCTCCTGCGCGCTCGCGGCGACGGCCTGCTTGCTCGCGATCGACGTCGAGCCGGTCTTCGTGTCGACGAGCTCGATCTCGCTCGCCTCGGTGCCATGCACCAGGAGATTCTCAGCGAGCCCGGTGCGCTCCCCCTGCGTGCTCTGGTTGTCGGCGCGGACCTCGAACGGTTCGCCGGTCTTCGCGTCCTTGCCCTGCAGGGTGACCGCGCCAGGTTTGCCAGCGCGCTTGTCCTTCTCCAGCGAGACGCTCACGACGTCGCCGAGGTTCGGGTCGGCGAAGTAGGTGATCGTCTTGATGGGCTTTTGCTTGGTGTTGCGCTTGTGGAAGTGGACGCCGTCCCAGTCGATGTAGAACTCGAAGCCCTCGCGCGCCGCCAGGCTGCGGATCAGCTGCAGGTCGGTCATGCGGGCCTGCGTGATGTGGGCGACGACGAGCTTCGTGTCGTCGATGTGGAGCTGGGCGTCGGTGTAGCCGTACGAGCGGCAGATCTCCGCGACGACGTCGCTCCGCTTCACGTCATCCCAGATCCGGTCGGTCCTCTGGAGCCGGTTCATGACCGCCGCGTCCTTCGCGTCGGCCTCCACCGTCATCGGGTTCCACCCCGTCGTCCTCTGGATCACGGCCTCCCGCGGGGGGCTCATCGCGCCCGGGTAGCCGAACTGGAACTCGAGGACGTTGTCCTCGTTCCAAACGTCACCGTCGAATGCCGAGATGTCGTGGTTGTCGACGGTGAGCGTGAGCTTGTCGGCCTTGTCCTCGACGTCCTCGAACCGGAACGTGAGAATCCGGGCGCCGGCGGGGAGGTCTTGCGCCTCGATCTCGCCGGGCCGCTTGTAGCGGATGTGGAACCGAGGGGCGGCGGTGTTAGGCACCGATGTCCTCCTCGTCCTCGTCGTCACGACGCACGGAGAGGATGCGCTCCTCGAGCACGCGCACGCTCGGGATGTAGACGCGGCGCTCGGCCTCGATCGGGATCGTGGCGTCGCGGATCGGCTCGGGCTGAAAGTCGGCGATCGCCCAGAAGAACTGCTCAGGCCGCGTGAGGCCTCGGAAGTACGCGGCGGCGAGGGCATGCAGCGTGTCGCCCTCGGCCGCGACGTGGACGCGCGTGTCCGGGAGCTCGCGGAAGCCGAAGACGGGGCGCGGCCCGAGGAAGGTGCGCCCCGCGTCGTCCTTCTCGACGGTGCAGAACCGGTACCGGCTCGTGGAGAGCATCAGCTGTTGAGCCCCCTCCGCCGGAAGTCGGTCGACGTTCGCCTCGCGTTGGTGATTTGGGAGAGTTGAAAGCGGACCGTGCGCAGCGTGCACGCCCCGTTCATGGCAAAGCGCAGGTCCTCCCAGGTCGGCGCCTTCACGCGCCCGACGATCGCGTAGAGACGCGGCCAGACGAACAGGGTGTAGGGCGGGTCGATGTCCTGGACCGTGTCACCCTGCCGCGGCGCCGCGAGCGAAAGGATGAAGTTCATCGAGTCCTGGAGCTTCGCCGCGTTCCACGTGCGATCGATGAGGGCGTCGAAGCGGAGCTCGATGTCGATGCTCGCGTTCTTGAGGTAGCGGAACTGCTCCTCTTGGCCGCTCGCGCCGAGGACCTCGAGGGCGGCGAAGATGGGCTCGAGCTTGCCGCTCAGCTTCTCGGGGTTGAACTGCACCACGAGCGTCTCGGCCGTGTCCGTATTCGTCAGGGACATGCGGGCCGGCACGGTCATGGGACGGGTCTACGCCCCCGTTCTCACCCGTGCGAGTAGGCGCCTCAGCCGCCCGGGGGGGCCATGTCGGCGCCGCCCCGGGCCTTATCTTCCTCGATCTTCGTCTGCACCCGAGCAACGATCGGCTCGCTGTCGAGGAAGACCTTCACGTCGGCCTTGACGGACGGCTTCAGCTTCTCCGCCAGGCCATCCAAGCTGCTGATCTGCGAAGCGGCCCGCTGCCCCATTTCCGTACCCTTGAGACCGAACAGCTGCGCCCCCAGCTCGGCCGTCCGCGCGATGTTGTGAACCGCGTTCGAAGCCTCGCTCGCGCGCTCGAACTCGGTCCGGGTGGTGCGGCGCTCGATCCCGGATGCCCCTGGCTTGATGCCCGCGGCCTCATCGAGGCCTTTGTGGAGCTCGCCAAGCATCCCCGCCACCTTCTCGGAGGCGCCCAGCTTCCCGCCGCCGATGGCCGCGAGCGCGTCCATCGAGCTCGCGATCCGCTCGACCATGAACCCCACGATCGTGAGGATGCCCTTCACCTGGGCGATCACGACCTTCTTCATCCCGCCCCAGACCTTGGTCCAGTTGCCTTCGAACACGCCGGCCATGATCTCGTTCATGCCGCGCATCCCGATCGACACGCCGGCGAGCGCGCGGGAGATGAAGTTGATGGCCGCGGCCAGGCTGTTGGCGCCGAAGGTGGCGGCGCCGCCAAGCACCTCGCCGAACCGCCGCCAGCCACCCGTCGACTCGCTCGGGTCCTCGCCGAGCAGCAAAGAGAGGGCGATGCTGAGCTGCTTCGCAGCGCCTCGGGCGGCGTCGAAGACCCTGCCGACCTGGAACGTCGACGCGAACCCTTCGCCGAAGTCGATCACCTTCGTGATGGTGCGGGCGACCCACTCGAGCGCGGCCGCGAACATCTCGCCAACGACGGCGCCGACCGCGCCCGCCTTCGCCCAGGCGTCCATGTTGCCCGCCGGGTCCTGCTCGGCCGTCAACCCGAGGGCACTGGCGATGCGCCCGACCGCGTCACCGAGCGCATTGAAGGTCGGGGCCGCGCGCTCCATGGCCACGGAGAAGCCCTCGCCGATGCCGGCGAAGAAGTTCTTGATGCGGTTGCCCCAGACGAAGACGGTGATCGCGAACTGCTTGATGCCGGCGTTCTCGGCCTTGTTGAGCTCGGTCCGAATCGCGCCCGAGAAGCCGCCCTGGCTGAAGAGCTGGGCGATCCCTTCCCACGCGAGGCGGACGGTTCGGCCCCACGACGCGAACTTGTCGCCCAGCCCGCCGATGTTCTTGTCGACCGCGTACTTGATGCCGGCGATCCCGGCGATGATGGTCCCGATCACGAGCGTGACCGGGCCGCCCGCGAGCGCGAACACCAGCCCCAGCCCGCCCACGGCCAGAGCGACCTGGGCGATGCTCTTCTTGGCGCCCGCCGAGAGCTTGTCGAAGAACCCGATCACCGCGTTGAGCCCGTCAACCGCGCCCGCCACGACCGGCTTGAGCGCGGCTGCCATCGGCTCGCCGATGATGGTGAGGAAGGTCTCGAAGCTCCCCTTGAGCAAGCGCAGCTGCCCGGGCAGATCCTTGAGCAGCTCGTCGCGGAACTTGCCCGCCGTGCCCGCCGAGTTCTTCATCTGATCGCGCAGGTAGGCGATCGCTGCGGCGCCCTTGACGGTCTCTCCAGTCGACGTCTGCATGCCCTTCGAGACCTGGGCCATGATCGCGTTGAAGCCGGTCAGGGCCTCCGACCCGAACGTCGTCGCCAAGAAGTCCGCGCGCTTCGCGTCCGTCATCTTCTCGAGCTGCGGGAGCATGTCGGTCACGATGTCGAGGAACGGGCGGAACTTGCCCGTGCTGTCGACGACCTCCACGCCGAGGCCTTTGACGGCGGTCTGGACCTTCTTGTCGACCATGCGCTCCATGGCGATCGACACCGCCGTGGCCGCGCTCTCGACGCGCGGGATGATGTTGCGGACCAGACCGAAGGAGATCAGGGTCTCGTCGAGGCTCTGACCGAGCGCGCTCGCGCCGCGAACCGAGTTCGCGAGCCCGAGGGGAAGGTCCCGTGCCTGGACGGCGAAGAGATTCATCGTGTTGACGAGCTTGTCGACCGTGGGCGCGGTCTGGTCGGCCGAGATCTTGAACGCCTTCAGCGCCTGCGACGCGAGCCCTGCGGCATCCGACGGCGAGAGCTGGCCGAGCGACGCCGCGGCGAGGTCGAGCGTCGGCAGCAGCATCGTGATCGACTCGTTCACGTTGAAGCCCGCGCTCGCCAGGTCGCCGAGGGCGTTCGCGGCCTCGGTCGGGCTGAACTGCGTGGCGATGCCGGCGTCGAGTGACGCACGACGGAGCTTCTCCATCTGCTCCGCGGTCGCTCCGGAAATCGCTCGGACGCTCGCGAGCGCGTCCGAGAACTCGTTGGCCTTGGCGATCGGCGCGGCGAAGATGCCTGCGACGGCGCCGGCGCCGAGCACACCGCCAAGGCCCAGCCCGAGGTCCGACCCCCCGCCACCGAGCCCACCCGTCAACCCGCGCGCGAACGCGCCCCCTGCGGCCTTGCCTGCGACGCCAGCCTCTTGCACGTACTTTCCGCGCGCGTCCCGCAGACGTCCGCCTCTGTCGCGGAACATGCCGGCCATCGAGTCGGCCATGCTGCGGCCGGCAGCGTTCACCTGATTGCGCAGCGTGACGACGTCGCCGCCGACCTGCTTGATGACAGGGCTCGCTTGGTTGGTCGCCCGAAGAACGAGCCCCAGGCCGAGAGCGTTCGCGGACACGCGGCTATTCAGCTGGCGTCTTCGGTGCGGGGCGAGCCAGCGCAGCGATGTCCGCGCGACGACGCTCGATGAGCCTCTCGACGTGCCAGAGCAGCTGGTCGATCGGCATCCGCCCGATCATGTCGGGGGTCCAGCCAACGTAGGCCATCCGGTAGTGCGGGAGGTACGAGAGATGGTGCTCGAGCTCGTAGTACTCGGCAGGGGTCGCCGTCGAGATCAGGACACCGAAGAGGGCGTCGAAGCTTCTTCCGAGCTCGCTTCGGTCCAGTTGTTCTTCATCGGTGTCCCCTTCGTCATCTCCGACCTCTTCTTCGCTGGGTTGAAGGAGGCCGCATCCAAAGGGACGTCTTGCGTCTGCTCCGTGTCACAGTGCTCGCAGGTAAACTCGACCGCTGTCTCGACGCCGAACTCGGCGTCGTCCATCTGGTCTCGCAGGTCGTAGACCACGCCTGCGTCGAGGAAGAGGAGATGCTCGAGCCGCTTCACGAACTCCGTGGACTCGAGCCCCTCGATCATGCGGATGCGGCCCGCCATCAGGTCGATGAACGACGGCACGTGGTTCTCCCACTCGGGCCGGCGCTTCATCTGCTTGAGCTGCGCCTGGACGTACTCCTCGGCCATCATCGTCGCGATGTGGAACTCGACTCGCTTGCCGTTCTTGAGGTGCGCGACGAGCGGCTGCCTCTCGCGGAGGGCGTCCGCCGTGGCCTTCGGGATCGGCTTGAGCTCGAACTCGTCGACGTCCACCTCGACCTCGAGGCGCCGGCCGCACCCCTCGCACCACATGGGAAAGCTCGTCTTCGGCCCCAGAGCCGCTGCTCGGTGCTGGAGCATCGCCGCGAGCACGTCTCCGGTCCCAACCCGCTTCCAGTCCGGGCAGGCATTGCCCTCGACGAAGGAGTAGGGCCCGGCGTCTTCGGTGGCCAGCCAGCAGGCCTTGTAGGCCTCGGCGATGCCGGTGCCCGCCTGGTTCTTTGCTCGCGCCCGCGAGAGCGTGAGCAGCTCCTTCGCCTGCATGACGCGGTTGTCCGTGATCATCCCGCTCGGGAAGACGATGCGCATGCGCGAGGTGTTCTCACGCATGTGAACGCTTCGCCGAGCCGGCGCGCCGCCTACGGCAGGTCCACGCACACCGCGCGCGCGGTGATGACGTTGCCGCCGCCGCCGTTGTTCGTGTACTGGCAGAGCCAGCCGCGCGGGCCCGGGACGTTCGAGGGGTTCGGGAAGATGGGCATGACCGGCGTGCTGAACCGGAGCCGGATGCCGTTGTCGGCGACGGAGTAGCCGCAGCTCCCGCTGATCACGATGTCGCCGTTCTGGCAGGTCGCCTGGACGTCGCCGTTCAACCCCGCCCCGATGTTCTGAATCGCCTCGACGGCGTAGACCGTGTCGAACGTCACCACGCCGGCCGCAGCGGGGCCGGCAGGACCGGGCGGCCCTTGCTCGCCCTGCGGGCCCTGCGGGCCCTCCGGCCCGGCCGGACCTTCGGGTCCTTGTTGGCCGGCCTGACCCTGCGGGCCCTGGTCGCCGTCGTCTCCCTGGTTGCCCTTCGGGCCGACGTTCCCCTGCTCGCCGTCCATTCCCGGCTCGCCCGGGTCCCCATCCTCCCCCGGCGTGCCCGGCGCGCCCGGATCACCTTCGGCGCCCGCGGGACCGGGCGGACCCTCTGGTCCGGTTTCGGCCTCACATCCAAGCGCGGCGGCAACCACCCCCACAAGAAGCAATCGCTGAAGCATCCGTATGTCCTCCTATGGCTACGGATATCCAGCGATGTGGGGGCACGCAATGGGCGCCGCCTGTTCCGGGCGAGCGAGCTGGGCGGGCAACGCTTTCCTGCCAGCGTGAACCTTGCGATGGCAGTTCTCGCAGAGGCACACGCACTTGGCCAGTTCGGCGGTGAACTTGGCGCGCCCAACCTTACGTGTAGGAGCCTCGGAGATTGCGAAGCGCTTCTGCGCCGGGTCAACATGGTGCGCGGTCAAGCAACAGGGGTCGCGCTCGTCGCACAACGCGCAGCCAGCGGCCTTAAACTGTGCCACCTCCTGCCGAATCTCCGCACTCCTTAGACCGGAGTTGCGACGGACAAGCGCCTTGTGCTTGCGACGGTACTCCGCGTCCGAGTGATACCTCTCGCGGATGTACTGCTTGTGGCGTTCCGCGCGTTTCACCGGGTCCTTGATGGGCATCAGGACAGATTGGTAAGGCGCGAAAAGGCCCAGCGCCACCCACCACCGGAGGACGGTCCGTGGTGAGCGGCGCCAGGCGAAGGCCCGACCGTGCCGGAGCTGCGGCGAGGTGTCGTGTCGGCGCGCGGGCTACGAGCCGGCGTTCTGGAGGATGATCGCCGAGACGCGGACCTGACCCACGCCGGCGGCGAACGCGCTCGTGATGCGGTCGTGGCGGAAGTTGTCGCCCGGCCCCCAGATCACCCGGCGCTTCGCCAGGGTGTCGAAGCCCGCACCGATGGTGCCCATCCGGCGAACCGTCGCGGAGGCCGTCAGGTTCGCGGCGGCATCGCCAGCGGCGCCCCCGAGCAGGTCGCCCTTGGAGGTGAACCCCGTCTTGTTCGAGCTCAGGCCGATGGTGGAGCTCGTGCCGCCCGTGAACGAGGTGCTCACCATCCAGCTCGGCTCGAGCACGTGGAGGAAGCAGCCGGCCTGCAGGGCGCAGTGGACGGCGGCATCGGCCGTCTCGAAGGTGAAGGGGAACACGAGCTCGCACGCGCCCACGTCGCGCAGCCACCGTCCGACGGTCGGGTTGTCGGCGGGCGTGACGACGAGGACGTCGTCGCCGGTGAGAGCGCAGGTGGCGTGGAAGCGCCACGGCCCTGCCGCGACGCCGTCGGTGACGCGCGCGGGCATACCGTGGTCGCGCTGGCCGGCCTTGATCGCCTTGAGCGCGGTGAGGCTCGCGACCCCGTGGAGCGCGTGCATGTAGTCGCGCAGGTTCGGCTCCGCCGACCCCGGGACCGACGCCGAACCGCCGCTGTTCCAATCTTCTGCGAGTGACATGTCTTGCCTCGTTCAGGTCGGGGTCAGGTCGCGGGTTCCCAGCGGAACTCGCGGTAGTGGATGGTGGCCTGCTCCTCGACGAAGCCGGAGGAGGCCGCGTCGAACTCGCCGGGGGTGTACTTCGAGATCCAGGCCTCTTCGAAGACCCAGCGCCCGATCTTCTTCTTGCCGAGGCCGTAGACGTCGATGGTGAACGTCTTCTTCGCGTCGTCGCCGGCGATGCCGTCGAGCCCGGCTGAGCGCTTGACCTCCTGCCGCCACTCGTAGAGCTCGCGGTTCTCGCTGCCCGCGGACATGACCTCGAGCGGCGAGTACTTCGTCTTGCCCGGGCTCTGCCAGGCGAAGTTCGGGTTCCCGCCCTCGTGCGCCTCGGCGATCTCGCTCTCGTCGGCGAAGCCGCTGATCTTCGAGAACCAGGCGATGTCGTTGTCGGACACGCGCCCGACGAACTTGTGCTTGAGGACGGGGTTCTTGGGACGACCCTTGGCAGGCATGGCTTACCTCACTGAGCCGCGAGCTCGGCGGCGAGCTGGCGGTTGTCGGGGCCGATCTTGAGGAAGATGAACTCGTTGGCGTTCGACGTGGCGAGGCCGACGCGGCCGTGCGTCGTACCGGCCTTGCGCGTCGCCGCGGTGTTGAGCCCGGTCCCGAAGTCGAGGACGTAGGCCTCCTCGGGGACACGCGACGCGAAGGCGCCGGCGCGCGCGCCCTGGCGGAGCAGGGTGTCGGCCTTGTCCTTCATCTGGTCGATGAGCTCGTCCGTGATGTTCCGGTGGCGGGTCGGATCCATCAGGGCGTCGAGCTGCTTCTTGGTCCACGTCACGCCGCGGCGCTGCCCGTTGCTCGGCCAGTTGCCGGTGCGGCGCAGGTTGCGGACGCCGTCGCGGTAGATCGGCCCGAACTGACCCAACGACCCCGGCGCCTTGGAGCGCTTGCGGGTGTAGGGGTTGATGTTCGCGTCGAACACGAACCCGCGGACGTTGTCGTCGAGCACCTCATCGGTCTCGAGGCCTCGCACGTTGCGGGGGAGGTATGCCGGAGCGGGGCCGCCGGGCTGATCGAAGACGCCGAACTCCTTGGCGCCCTCGACCCGAGCCATGAGGCCGGCCGTGGTGCCCGAGCTCGGAGCGACGAGCAGGTCGGCATCGCCGTAGATGTCCTTGTTCGGGTTCGTGACCTTGATGCGCGGCCAGTCGGCGCAGCCGTTCTCGGTGAGGTCGAAGAGCAGCGCGGTGTTCTTGAAGTAGTTGACGATCTGGGTGCTCGAGTACCCCGCGGGGGCGTCGTACACCGGGAAGATCTTCATCTCGCGCGTCACCTCGCAGTAGGTGTGCATCGCGTTCTGCACCGCCGGGGTGGCGCGCTGCGGGGACATCAGGATGTCGCCGTCTTCGGTATCGAACTTGCGCAGACCGACCTTGCCGTTGGCACCGGTGCCGCCGATGAAGTCGTTGTCGCTCAGGCTCGTGAGGCCGTTGTTGCCGCCGGTGAGCGGGCCGAACGTGCCGGTCGCTGGGACGTCGGCCGGGAACGCAGCCGCAGCGTCGAGGTCCTCGACCGCGATGAGGTTGGACCCGATGCCGGGGACCTCGCTGTTCACGATTCGCTCCGCGAACCGCGGGTCGGTGTCGAGCATCGAGAGGTCCTGGAACCGCTCGACGACGACGCCGGCGCGCTCGACGTAGAGGTTGAACCGGCCGGTCTCCCCATTCGAGGGGGCCGCGACGATGACGCGCAGCCCGTTGGCGTACGCGCCCGGGGTCTTGCCCTTCACCTTGGCCGTGTTGACGGCGCCGGCGGCGTTGCCCGTGTGGAGCGCGTTGTCGAACCCGAGCTCGTCGTCGGCGGTGGACGCGACCTGGACCTGGATGGTCGAGGAACCGCCTGTGGTGTTCGAGCGGATGCGCTGCTGACCAGCCTCCGACGTGACCGTGACGCCGGTGACGGCCGCCTCGACGACGGTCTTGAACTCGGCGGCGGTGACGGCGTCGATGTTGAGGACGTTGCCCGTGCCCGCGACGTTGCCCGTGGTGAACTGGAGCGCCGTGTTCGCGGTGCCGCCGGTGACGTTGACGCCCGAGCTCGAGCCGCGCTTGTCGCTCGTGATGCGCGAGGCGTTCGAGACGACCGTCGCCTTTGCGCCGGTGATCTGGCCGTTGATGGCCGCGGTCACCTCGGCGGCGGTCGCCGCCCCGATCGCCACGAACATCGCGGTCGCGAAGGTGATGGTCTGGACCGGGCCGCCGTCGATCGAGACGGTGAGGTTCTGGCCGTCCGAGAGCGCGAAGGTGCCCGTCGTCGAGTCGCGGCTCGCCGCGGTCGCGTTGAACGTCGCGGTCTGATTTCCACCGCCGTCGACCGAGACCACGATGGTGTCGGCGGGCTCGAGGTCGAACGGTGCGACAGCGGAGCCGAGGACGGAGCCGCTGCCTGCCACCAGGCTCGAGGTCTGGAGCGTCAGCTCGGCCGTGGCGCACGTCGCCGTCGTCGGGTCGGTCGGGTCGCTGTGGTGGACGACGCGGCAGAACATGAGCAGCCGACCGCCGTTGTCGAAGTACTGCTGCACCGCCGCGAGCGTGTCGAAGTTGTCGACGGTGTAGCCGCCGAAGAGGCGGAAGAACTCCGTGTCGGAGCGGCAGAGGGTCGGCGAGAGCGGGCCGCGCTCGGAGATGCCCTGGCAGAGCGCGATCGCATCCGTCAGGGTCTGCGGCGAGGGCAGGGTATCCTGCTCCTCCTCGAAGTACGTGCCAGAGGGACGGGGCATGGCTCAGCGCTCCTGGTTGCGGCCGCGGCGGCCGGGCGTGCGGGTCTCGTCGGCGCCGGCGTCACCGCCGGGGGGCGCCAGCGTCGCGTCGGTCGGCGAGCTCGCGGCGACGGTCGTGGTGGTGGTCGCCGTGTCGGCCGCCGGCGGCGCCGCGGCGCCCGGGCCGGCTCCCTCGACCGGCGGCGCCGGTGGCTTGCAGGCCTCGACCAGCAGCGCGCCCGCGCGCATCGCCTTGGCGACGTCCGGGCAGCGCTTGACCGTCTCGGGCAGCGGTCCGCTCGCCTCGCCCCCGAAGAGTTGGAGGCTCATCGGCATGCGCTTCGCGCGCACCTGGGAGGTCAGCTCGCCGCTCTCGGGGTTCAGCTCGCTCGTCCCCACCGTCTGCATGCCGCAGAGGCAGCTGCCCTCCGCGCACGCGGTCTCGTGCGGGAGGATGAGGGTGAGAGGCGTCCGACCCTTGTTCTGGAGCGTGACGAGCTGCACGGCCCCGACGCTACGGGGCGGGGGCCGAGCCGCGAGCCGGCGCGTGCTCTACCAACGTCGGTAGACGCGACCGCCGATCCCGAGTCGATCGCCTTCTTGAAGCTTCAGGTGCACCGAAAGAGCCTCTTCGAGGTCCTTGACGCGGTCCAGCGCAGCCGCCGCCTGCTTCGCCTTCGCCTCTGCATCCTCCTTTGCGGCCACAGCGATCGCGGTGGTCGTGATCGCGCAGGCGTGCGCCTGCCGAACGAGCGAAAGAAGCTCTTCTGTTGGCATCGCGGTAATCGACGCCCCCTCCTCGATCTGCAGCTGGGGCAGCTTGGCCTCCACGGCGTGTCGCGCGTCGGCCGCAACGGCCGCCGCCTCGAGGGCGGCGTTGATGTCTTCCCTGAGCGCACTCTCCAGTCGCCCTTGAACCGCCTCTGGGTTGTTGAATTCGTCGCCTACCGCGTCGGAGAAGGTGGCCTCGACCCGATGGCGATTTGCGGTCGCGACCACCACGTGGCGCGTCCCGATCATGCATTTGTGCTCGCCGACATACGTAACAGGTGCGGTCACCGTCACGCTCACCTGACTGGGCAGCTTCGTTCGGTCAAACATCGGCTCAGTCCCCCTTTACGAAGGTCTCGACGCGCCAATCCGTGACGCGGACCGGCTTGCCGTAGTCGTCGTGGACCTGCGAGGCACCGGTGTTGCGCGCGTTCGCGAGCCGGTCGGCGACCTTTCGCCCGACGCACAGGTCATTCTCCTGCAGGGTCCGGTTGGCGGCCTTCTTCGACACAACCGCGTAGAGCTTCCTCGGCGTTTTCATCGTCGTCCTCCTCGTTCGAGTTGTTCGTCTTCGAAGTCGGTGAGCTCCTCGGGCGGGTCGACGCGCGAGCAGGGGCGCGCCATCCGGTCGACCTCGAGGTGGATGAGCCGGCGGTCGAGCTCGCGGAGCTGGGCGTACACGTCGCGCGACTCGCGGGGAGGCTCGGCGCTGACCACGACCGGCTCGCGCGTCCCGACAACCCGGTGGAAGACGAGCACGGCGAGCGCGCTGCCCAACAGGACCAGCAGCAGGAGCCCGCAGCCGAACAGGGGACTGCCCTTCGGCTTCACCTCGCCGGGCGGGCCCTGGTTGTCGGGTCCGATCGGCGGCGGTCGCATCGCCGGGGCGCCGGCGGTCACGGGGCCCCCGCAGCTTCGAGGATGACGAGGGTGAGTCTGGCGGTCTGGATGCAGAAGTTCGCCACGCAGACCCAGAGGCAGATCCGAGCCCAGAGCGGCGGTCGATAGGCCACGTCCAGAGCCGGCTCCTCGGAGACCGTGGCCGACGTCCGGTACACCGCGCTCACGTCGACGCCCCGTCCGCCTTCTTCGGCGGCGGCTTGGGCATCCACCCCGCGACGCGGCCCCACAGCTTGAAGCGCGCCCGCACGCTCGCGTTCCCCTCGACGCACCGGCCGAGCCCGGCCTGGCTGAAGCGGTCCCGGGGCTCGAGGTGCTTGCACGCCCGCGAGCTCGAGCGCAGCGCGCGGAGCATCGTGCGGACCGCGAGACGACGCTCCTCGAAGAGCATCTCCTTCGTGACCCGCGTCCCGTCCTTCGCGAGGTGCTCGTGGATCTGCCACATCGAGGCGGCCGCACCGGAGTCGCATCGGGTCCGGTAGTTCCCCCCCTTGTGCTTGCCTCGGAAGCACGGGCCCACGTCGGCGTCGCGCGCGAGGCCCGATTCCCCTATGGCCCAGGCGAGCAGGAGTGCCGCCTCCTGCTTACTGCCCTTCATCTCCTCGACGACGTCGGCCACGTCGAGCGCGATGACCGAGTATCGGACCAGCGCGGCCTCGTGGCTTTCCTCGTGCCCGGGGAACTGCGGCAGCTTCTCGGGCGGAGCGAAGTGCAGAGCAGCAGCCAGTAGCCATGCGGCGAGATCGGTTCCCATCGCCCCGCGTTCTCACCGGTGAGAACGACTGAGCCGAGCCGGCGCGCCGCCATACATGGCGCCCGAGCAGCTACGGCTTCGGCTCGAATCCAAGGTCAGGCCCCGCCGTCTGCGGGAACCCGAGCTGCTTCACGCTCTCGTATCGCGTGCCCTGCTTCACGCCCTCGGGCATCGGGCCCGAGTAGGCGAGCGGGATGTCGCCGTTCGGGATGCCGAGGATCGACACCTGGGCCGTGAACGTCTGCAGGTTCTCCCCGCCCCTGTTCGCGGTCACCTGGATCGGCTGCCCGATCTCCCAGGTCATGGGGTATTCGACCGCCCCCACGACCAGCTTCGTCGTCTTGCGCGACCACCGCCGCAGGATCGCGGTGAGGTTGAAGAGCTCGACGGGGCTGTCGGTCACGAGGAGGACCGTCACGATCGCGTCGATGAGGTCCTCCGGCTCGCGCACGAGCGACGTGCCGCCCTCCCCGTCCGCGTCGTCCTCGACGTCGGTCTTCGCCACCGGGAGCCGCGAATCGGGCAGCTGCACGTCGGCGAGCACGATGCCCGGCAGCTTCGCCAGGAACGTGGTGTTGAGCAGGTCCCCGGTCTCGTCGTCGAAGTCGGAGTGGGTGGCGAAGTGCACGTTCGGGTAGATCTGCCGGGCGAGCTCGACCTGGAGCCGCTCGAGCGCGAGCGTGACCGGCGCCTTCTGGGTGAGGTCGGGCAGGAGGAACTCGTAGGCGCCCGCGGCGGTGACGGGCTGGCCCACGAGCTCGAGCTCGGCGCTCCCCTCGTAGACCTCGTCGTCCCACCCGAGCTGGCCCGCGGCCGTGCCGCCCGACACCTGGAGCGTCGCGCTCGGCCCGCGCGCGTCGGTGCGGAGCTTCACGCGGCCGTCGGCGACGGTGGCCTGGATGCCGGCGAAGCGGTTCAGCGCCGCCGCGACCTGCGCCGGCGTGGCGGCGCCCGCGGTGATCTCCCCTGCCCCGATCGTGACCGTCTGCGTCTCGCCACCCAGTACGACGAGCTTGAGCGTCTCGCCGCCGGTGAAATTGAAGGGGCCTGTCGCCGACCACGCCTCGGCCGGCAGCTCGCCCAGCTCTTGGACGACGACGTCGACGACGCCGGGATCGTGGGTCGGCGTGAAGCAGTAGAGGGTGCCGCTGTCCGCGACCTCGAGGCCTTCGGCGAGCTCGCCCCCGAATAGAACCCGCATGCGCGAGGCCTGCGGCGGCGCCGGGATGGCCGCGCCCGGGCCGGGCGGGAGGACGAAGCCCGAGCCCTTGATCTCGATGAGGGTGGAGCCGCCGGTGTGGCCCGCGGCGGGGAGGACCGAGGTGATCGTCGGGGGCATCAGCGCCTCCACCAGCGCTGCGGTCGCGGGGGCAGCTGGGCGGGCCCGACGAAGCGCCCCCGAACGGCCAGGTGCTCGAGCAGCTTCCTGCCCACCTCAGCCTCGAGCTCCGCCCTGGTCCAAGCGGGCAGGAGCGCGGACAGGTCGAGCTTCACGTCGTCGACGACGATGACCGGCATGCTGCGACGTTCTCACCGATGGGAACGCAGGCGAGCCGGCTCCTGGTGAAGCTGGCTTCACTACGTCGGCTTTCCGCGCTGCATAAGCAAGGAAGACCGCCGTTCCTTGACCATGGCCGGTCCCACGCGACCGGTGATCGGGGGCGCGCCGGCTTGGCGACCCTCCGAGAAGATCGATCGATCTCGCGCGCGGTCTCTGGAGTCGTCGTCTCGCTCGGGCGCGCTACCGGAGGATCCGACCAAGGCCGAGGCAGGCCATGCAACGCCACTCGCGCCCGCCGTCGAGCGTCTCGCCGGTGCCGCCGCACTCGCAGCAGCTCTCCCACGTGGGGTCCGGTTCGTCGGGATCCTCTGGTGTCGAGCGCCTCAGACGCTGCGGTACGAGCGGCATCGAGAGGATGGTCGCGCTCATCGCCAGTACCCCCGGCGGCCGTCGCGCTCGATCACCTCGTAGGTCTTGCCTGTCCTCACGTCTCGCACGCGGCGCCCGTGCAAGACGGTGACCCACTCCTGCTCTCGATCGAGTGCTCGCCGCTGCCGGTCGTGAAGCAGCTCGGCAAGCGATGGCTGCGCGGCTTCCCGCTCGAACTCGTCGGTCGAGATCACGACGGGAAACACGACCTCTTTCAGCGTGAACGTCATGCGCCGCTCACGCATCCGCCTTGGCGGCCTTGAAGTGCTCGCAATGCCTCGGGCAGCTCGCCCCTGGCGGGTCCTTCGCGCCGCACGCCGCGATCACCTCGGTGAGGCAGGCCGAGAGGTTCGCGCAGGGTGGCCACGTCGCGTCGTCCCCGTCGTACCGCGGCCCGATCACGGGCAGCATCCGGGGCGCAAACTTGAGCCGCATCGGGCGGGCGAACTCGTCGATGTAGCGCGCCTCGGCCTCGACGATGGGGCGCTCGCGCTTGTAGGCGCCGTCGACGCTCAGGCACCACACGCAGGTGATGCCGTCGGCGCCGACGAGGCTCCCGCCGCAGCTCGCGCAGATCCCCGCGAGCTTCCGGAGCGCGCGGATGAAGCGCTGCCGGCGGTGGCGGCGGTCGCGCTTCGCCTGGTAGACCTCCATGTCGAGGTCGTCGAAGGCGCGGCGCATCTTGGCGCGCACCTCGCGCTTCTTCGCGGGCTGCTCCTGACGCTCGACCACGGGTGCAGTGTGAAGCGTCGGAGATCTCCAACGCAAGGACGTTGTGACGAGCTCGAACATCACGCGTCCCCCGCCGACGGTGGCAGGTGGGCAACGACATGCATCGGACAGGGCCCGCCGTGCCACACCGCCTGGAAGCGGCTGGCCACGCCGATCTCGACATCGTGGGCGAGCATCCGAAGCGTGGCGGCGATGCGCTGCTTCGCGGGGTCCGCGACGTACACGAGCTCCGGCGCCGGCGGCGCGACCGCAGCCTCAGGCTCAGCCTTCAGGTGCGTGACCGTCACCCCGCCCCACGGCGCCGCGGTCAGCTCGGGCGCCGCGAGCATCGGCGCCGGGACGGACGGCGCGAGCCGCACCGCCAGTTCGAAAAGCGCTTCGGAGAGCCTGGTCCGCAGTCTTCGAAGGTCCACCGTCCCGTCCTTTCGCGGCCTTCGCCGCCTTCCGCTCCTCTCGAGCCTGCTTCGCGAGCTGCTCGGAGCGTTCGTTCTGCTCGCGGCGTGCCCGGGCGACGTTTCGCGCCTCGGCGTCTCGCGTCGCGCACTCCTTGCAAAAGCCCGCTGCGCGGTCCTGGTCGGGCTCCGGGCCCCTGCCGCAGCTGGCGCACCGCCACGGCCGCTCGATCGGGGGCGGCGGCTCGCCCTTCGCCCACCACGGCGCGTCGTCGGGCTGGTCGCTCGTCATCGCCGGCCCCGGAACGAGATGATGCGCGACCGCCCCTCCTCGACCATGCGGCCGACGACGGTGTGGCTGTAGCGCTTGGGCAAGTCGACGTCCCTGAGTCCCGTCGTGATGATGGTGGGCAGGTGCTCGCGGTGGCGCTTCGTGACGAGCTGCTCGACCAGCATCTTGCTCGTGTCGTCCGCGAGCTCGCCCCCGAGCTCGTCGACGAGCAGCACCGAGACGCGGCGCGCGCGCTCGAGCAGCGGTGGCTCGTTCCCGAGGCGGCTCTCGCGCACCGCCTCCACGATCATGTCGTTCGCGGCGACCCAGAGGCCCGTGGGCGGCGTCGCCTGGTCGAGCCGGTCGACGAAGAGCGCGGTGGCGACGCTCGTCTTGCCGCTGCGCGCCGGCCCGACGCAGGTCGTGATGACCGCGCGCTCGCTGTCGCGCGCGAATCTCGCCGCCGTGGCGTCGCAGCGCTTGTAGAGCTCCGGGGCGTCGAACCTGCACCAGCGAAACTCGGCGGGGATGGTGTCCAGCGCCCTGCCCTTCGTCCCCCGGGCGCGGACGCGAGCCGCCACGGCTGCAGCCTCGGCGACGTCCTCGGCGGGCGGCGCGGGGCGGCCGGGGTTCGCCGGCACCTGCACCTCGAAGCCGTGGAGCTGCGCGGCGCGCTCGAGCACATCGCGGAGGCCCATCATCGCGACGCCCCCCAGCCGCCGTCCTCGCCGAACTCCTCAGGTGAGACCTGGCGGGGGACGGGCGCGCCGCGAGGACCTGGCCCGGCACGCGTGGCCGCGTTCCGGCGCCTCTTCGGCGCGCCGATGAGCCCCGACTTGACTCGGTCCGCGATCGCCCGGTCTGTGAGCGCCGCGCCCCCGCCTGGTGCAGCGTCGAGCGCGAGCGTGTTGGCGGCCCACGCAACGCCTTCGTCGATGTCCGCCGCCGTCACGGGTTCGCCAGCGAGCAGCGAGCGCGCCCAGTTGGCCCGCGCGATCGGACGGGTCTCGGCGCGCCTCGCGAGAGCCGCCACGAGATGCTCGATCAGGCCCCGCGCAGCCGCCGCCGCCGCCGGAGCTGGGTTCGGGTTCTCAGGTGGCAACGGCGGCGGGGGGGG